TTACATTTTTGTAATCATAGTAGCAACTGCTGATACCCGCTCCTCGGGTAAAGGAAGCTTAAAATACCGAGCGTCAACAATATCTTCGTAGTTTCCGTCCATTATAGGATCGCCTTTGTATGAAACTTCATAGAAATGACGCGTTGACTCCCATCCTTGCCCGGAATCGATATCGTAGAAGTACTCGGTGAATTTGCATATTTTTGTGGGTCTACCTATGACATCCAATCCTGTCTCTTCTTTTATCTCACGCTTTAAGCCATCGAGTAATCGTTCTTTGGGCTCAATACCTCCACCCGGCAGATCCCATTTCTTATCGGAGGAGGTTCTGTCTCTGACGAGCAGGATTCCTTTTTTACTTCTTATGACTCCATAGGCGGATGTTCTCTTCACTAAACTTGTCTTAGCAACGACATGGGCTTTACCATTAATATCTCGACATAGTATCATATTTATATGGTTATTATAAACTAAACATGTCTACAGGAAAAGAATTATGATTGTGCATTTTATTGCAACACAACACAGATATTAATTATACATACCTAAAGAAAATCCACGATACTATTAATCAGTTGGGGCATAAGCCCTCCAGGAAATGGCTCAGTAAAGATCGTAGATTTATTGAATCAATCAATCGTAAAGATGGCATTAATTGGGGCGTGTTCATAAAGAAGGATTTGGAGGCTATCGGAGGGGCAGACTTGGTTGTGGCAGAAGTTACTGATGAAAATATAGCCATTGGTTATCAAATAGCGGTTGCTGTACAGCAGAAGAAACCAGTCCTTATGCTATCTCGCCATGACATATCCGTCTGTCAGCCTCTCTAGCAACGTCAACCCTGACTTTGACCAATTTGTTACTATCAAGAGATGCGACCTAAACACTGTTAGCGGGATACTAAAAGGTTTTTTTGAGAAAAATGATATAAAAAACAGGATATGCGCTTTAATTTCTTTATAAACTCAGAAATTTATAATTATTTAAAGCACGAGGCATATATTACAGGTAAAAATAAATCTGAAATTTTACGAGAACTGGTACTTAAGGAAATAAGAAAGTAACGGATTAAAAGCAAAGGTTTTATTTGTAATATCGAACCTGTGGCGCAAAGTGAGCGGACAGGCTATACGAGCTAATCTGACAAGATGAATTGAAAGGTATCATCGCTACTAAATGTCAGCATTAGAACCTCACGAGAACGGGTCGTACAGTTATCTAGCATAGGGTGTGAACTATCGAGCAAAGATACTGGACAAAAAGAAGTGTTTGCAAGGGCAAATCAAGCAATCCTCACTAGGTATTTTGGCGTGGGTCGAACCGATGAAATGCTGGATAGAAAATATCTGGCTTTGCCAAAGTCTAAAAAAACAGCTCGACAGAGCGATCTTTTCCGTTTTAGTTCCGAATTGGTGCGAGTAGAGGGAATCGAACCCTCGTCTCATGCTTGGGAAGCATACATAATAGCCGTTATACGATACCCGCGCTGACTATATTATACACTATGCTTTGGCTATTTTCGCAGGCCGCCACCTCCGGATTGATATAACCTGTTTCCTTACTACAATCAAAGTATGAAAAAACAAAAACTTGTAATTATATTAGTTATTCTAACACTGATCGGGGCGGGGATATGCGTATACATTGCTGTATGTATTGCGCCGAAAAATAAGGGTAATGCCAGCCAGCAGCAGCAAAAAACAACTTCTAGCCCTAACTTTACCAAGTCTGGTTCCGGTAATAGTTCCAGCAGTAGCAAGTCTAATACAGATTCCAAGCCTAAGCAGTCTACGCCGAACCAGCAAGAGAAGAAGTCTGAAAAACCGCAGCCAAACCAAAAAGAGCAGAGAATTGACCCTGTACGCCCGAAGCATAATCCAGCCCCGCAACCACCGGCGAGCCCAGCCGCGCCGCCGAAAAACAACCAGCGGCCAGCTCCGCAACCTCAGCAGCCCGGCAATTCGCAGCAGCCTGCATCTAATCCGCAACCAAATCCAACTCCAAATCCATAGCCGCAACCGGCAGACCAGGATAAAAAGTATGACATAGGTCCGCCAGATGCTTTGGAGATTCTTGAATTGATTAATTATGCTCGTAGTAAGGAAAATCTGAAACCGTTAAAAATGTACGAGCCGCTTAACCGAACAGCGCAGTGGATGGCGAATGATATGAAAGAGAATAATTATTTTAGCCATTATAAACCAGGCACAACTATTCCGCACGGACTGCTTAAAGCGAGGGCTGTCTGCAACGCGCCAGCCGAGAATCTTGTGCAAACTTCGGCGCCAGACTTGCACACTAGCCGCGTAGTCTTTAACGCTTGGATGCAATCGCCGCCGCACAGGCAATCCATCATGTCGAGCACTTATACGCTGACCGGATTTGGCATTGCTGGTAATAAGATTGTGGAGCATTTTTGTTGAGGTGTGTTTTGTGGAGTGGTGTGGTGTGTTGAGAGAAAACCCAAAGCTATTCGTATCATCGGATAAGTCTGAGATAGGGAGACGCCGTCTTGCCGAGTTTTAGTGGATTAAGTGCGAGTGAGATGAGCGAAATCGCTAATGTACCAGCATATACCTAAGAGGCTAGCTTGAGGTTATACTGTGTAATAATTTTGTGACCAGACTCGGGCCTGGTTAATATTTACTGGTATAGCATAGTATAATAAATCTGGTATGCGGAATTTATTATATAAGTATTTGGTCATTTTTTATAGACAGATCTTACGATTAGATCCGTTGGAATTGCGCATTCGGAACTTCATTAAATATAAATTTCTTGAAAGATTTTCGGTCACTTGGATTGCCGTATCCATGCTTGTATTTCTGACTTACTTAATAATTTGTTTTGATTGCTCTAGTATTATTTTTAAGCCTGAAGAAGCAAGCTCATTCTATTTTAGCCTTGGTACAACTACTGGATCTATGCTTGCAATCGTTTTTGCATTTACGTCTCAGTTGATATCTAGATCAAATGAAGCTCTTTCTGCAAGATTCTATAAATCGTTTGCACGAGACACAAGAATCGATCTAAGTTATATTCTATTGGGGTTTATAACGGTCGTCGAATTTATTCTTGGTATTATTACCACTAACAATGATAGTGGTGCTAGGATTTTTTTACTTAGAGTCGGCCTTTTATTGCTTTTACTGTCTATCATAATTTTGTACTGTTCCTATATTAGGCTTATTCGACTTATGAATAATGATCAGTTAGTACTTATACTGGCAAAAAAATATAAAAAAGAAATTGATGAGATGAACTACCTTGCGAAAAGAATCTCTCGTATTTTAAATATTAAACATAATAAAACATCTGATAAAGATAAACGTGCTACACAAGCTAATATATACACTACTCAGCTTCATCCTAAAGTTAATAATTTACAAAATCACCTTGATGGATTAATTGAACTATATTCTGTCAGCAAAGAGAAAAAAGATACGTATACTGCATATAACTGGCTACGCCTAGCATTTAACTTAATAATAGTATATACACTGTCTCGGAAATACAATACATCAATTAAATGCAATCTCAAAGCTGGTCTAATCTCAGAAAGCGATGTGGCGGCTTTTATCCAGGCAAGTCTAGAGAAAATGTACTTTATATGGGAAAAGGCGTTAGCTGAAAATGATGTTGTAACAATAAGAAAATATATCAGGCATGTTCAAGATGTGGTGATAGCAAGCCTAGACGTCCAGCATATTGAGCGGCCAGAAGAAAACCCCGCTTATCATACAGCAATTTATAATTTTACGGAAGTCATAGAAAATAGCATTAAACAGAAAAATGTTGATGCTCTATTTGAAGCTTCTGATGCGCTGAACCAAATAGCTAAAAAGGCTCTGCAGTTCAAACATCGTATTGATCCAATAGAGAATATTCTAAAATATCTGCATAAGATAATAGCCCAAGCTTCCGGATCTGATGATATGTATCCAGTCTTAAAGAATGCGATTGATAGCTTAACTAGCGTATGCAATCAAATATTTATTCAAGATTAACTAACTGACCGTAGGCTACGTATCATGCAAAAATATGTTCCAGACTGTATCGTCCTGAGTACAATAAACGACCGCGGCTTAGTTGATATTACTCTGACTGTGTTTGGCGATAACATATTTACATATGCTTCGTACGGAATTAGGGATAATATATCTGAAAACCAGATTAAAAAAATTATCAATATCTCGAAGCTTACCATTTCTATACTAAAAAAATTGGCAAATTTATCCACGGGTATATATAACGGAGTTCAAAATATGAATAGATCTATACTCGTTATGTCTGAATTTTTATTCAAGGTTTTAGCTGACGATAAAGTCGAAGAGAGACACAAACAGGAGATAAAATATTTACTATTAAAATTAGCGACATTACCTTCTAACTTGCCTAAGCTGGAGAATATAAAATATTTTGATGATGTAGAAGATTTTCTTGACAAGCTCCTTCAGAGTTCGTTTATGGGTATAGAGAATAATCAATTAGATTATTCAAGAAAAAATTTAGACTCCATTTTTAAATATCTTGAAAATGCAGTGAGTAGTAAGAATAGCCAAGATTATATAATGGATCTACTAAGGACTGTAAATAAAACTAAGATAGTCGGCGCAACTGCACAATCTCTCAGATATAAAGATATAAGTAAAGCAGTTATTGAATTTATTAGAAAATTCGAAGAGCTGTATCATGATAAATACTTCCCAGACGGATTTGATGAAAGTAAACAATATACTCCTCCACCTTTATTCCTTCATTCTAATCCAAATACAGTATATGACAGCGGAGTCGGGCTGCCTTCCTACTTTGATGATATGTACACGCTATTCTACAGATACCACGATCAAAGTATTCTAGATAAGTTTGAGAAAAGTATCTGGAGAAATGTCAAGAAGAAAAAACAACAAAGTAACCAAGGACATTCATCTCAAAATAGCTAAACCTATACACTCACTGTCCGATAAAGCCTCTGTTGCTAATGAGCGAATTGATTAATATACCCTGATGACTAAGGATGCTCTATAAACTAAATGAACCCTGTAGAGGATTCATCGAATCAAATAATTTCGTTTGTGGTGCGGGTTAGGAGACTCTAACTCCTGGCCTCTTCCATGGCAAGGAAGCGCTCTAACAACTGAGCTAAACCCGCATATAATATGCTTTCAATAGTAGATTTTGCTTTCTATAAGCTTTAATCTATATGATGCAATGTTCATGTCTTTCGACTATGTGGTTAGTATAGCAAATAAACCTGCTTATGTCAATAAGCAGTGACTACTTTATAAATTCAACTCTTATATTTCGCCGTGCGCTCTGTCGTAAATAGCACGTAATTGAGGGTTGGTATAGTGCGTATACACCTTGGTTGTGTTCAGATCAGCATGCCCCATGAGGTCACCAATGTAGCGTAAATCGACACGCTTGTTTAACATCTTCGTGGCAAAGCTATGACGCAGGGCGTGCGGTCTAACGCCGACGAATTGTCCATCAGAGCGAGCACAAGCTGCCTCGAAGGCATTACGAACATTACCTGGTGTCATTCTTTTTTCGGTTTGGTATGAAATGAATAGCGCTGGGTTATTGTCAGTGCGGATCTTTAAGTAGTCTGCGATACACTTTTCGGTCTGAGAATCAATAAAACATATTCGTGAGTCTCGGCTTTTACCAACGATAGTGAACTGGCGATTCTTAATAGAATTACGATTCAGAGAACACACCTCGCTAACGCGTATACCTGATGAGAAGATCAGTCTACCAATGGCAACATTACGCAGCCTATTAGCATTACAGTAGCCGCGCCGCTTCATGGCTAAGATAGAAATAAATTCTTCAACTTCATCTTCGGTTGGAATATCTAGGGTGCGTTTTTCACGCTTAGGTATCTTAATGTCTTCAGTGTCGAATAATAGCTGGCGACCCTTGCGCTGGCAATATTTGAAAAAACACTTGAGGCAAACTATATAGCCCCTGACAGTATCTGGCTTCTGGTATGAGTAGAGCATCTCACGCCATTTTCTTGTATCTTCTAGAGATACGGAATTGATAGGTTTGTTTCCTAAGAAATTGATCAGTAGTCTGCAAAAGCATTGGTAACGCTCTATGGTTTTGCTACTCCTGTCGCATAATGTGACTTCGTCTCGCAAAAAGTCACTAAAGCAATCTGAAATATTATTCATCACAAAAAACTCCACTGGTCTCTTTATAAAGATCGTTATAATGAAAGATTTACTAAAATAGTTCTTTATAGAGCTGTTTATTGGCTAAAAAATATAAAAATCATGCTTAATACCCACCTTTCTTAAAAAATAATACAAGAATCGGTCAGGATTCAGTGTGACAAAGTCTTATTATTTGAAAATATGAGCATTTTGTTATATAAAAACAGAGGTCAGACAGTAAGAAACACACGGTCGTCGCCGTGTCCAGAAAGATGATCAGAAAAAACTACAGCAGTAAATTACCAGCTATTGATTTACGCTGTTTTTTAATTTCAGCCAGCTTTAATAATCCATTTGGATTGATTCGCTTCATCTGTTTCTTTAGCTTTTCGTCGTGCACTTTCTTGGCGCATTCTGCCACTTTGCGTGCCACATATTTAGCTAACATTTTAAGAGAATCAAACGTATTAGCGCATGACCACACCTTAGCAAACCAGCGGTCTGGGTGTTTCTTGCGCTGGGCTTGAGCTATACTTTCTTCAAATTCTTTCGGATAGCGTATCTGCCGATTCCTAAAAAGGGGCAAGTACGCGTCTTCCTTTATTAAATCTGATGCCGCGCCAAGTCGCTTGCGCAAGGTCTTGACACGTTTTTCAGAATCCTTATTACCATCCACTAATTACCCTCGCAAAAGTACTATTTTATATATTGGGACGTAAAAATCCCGCACCAGATAACTGGCAACGGGATTCTCAACTAAGGCTCTAGTACTCAGAGATTATATCAATTAAGATGATTTGTCAAGCTGTCTTGAAGAATAGTCTGCAAACAATAAAGACCGCTAAACTAAATCAGCGGTCTAATACCTTTTGTAAATATTTTAGGGATTTTTGAAAGATTATTTACTAAATTGCCAACAATATTATATAATCGAAAACAGTAAAGGTCCTCTAGTTTAAATATTCCACCGCGAGGAATATTAAGTGGCAAAAACCACTAAAACTAAAGACCAATCTACTCATAAAACGCCACCTAAACGTCCACCAAAGAAGGTTGGACGTCCTTCGAAGTATACAAATAAACTAGCTGATAAGATTTGTCAAATGATTGCCCAAGGGCAATCGGTCCGTTCTATTTGCGCAAAAAAAGATATGATCTCTATGCAGACGTTTTTCCGCTGGTTACGAGAGAATGATAAGTTTCGTGAGCAGTACGCGCGTGCGTGTGAGGAGCGATCGTATATGCATGCTGAAGAAATCCTGGAGATTGCTGACGACGCCAGAAATGATTACATGGAAAAGCTTGATGATTCTGGCAATCTTCTTGGATACACTCTCAACGGCGAACATGTGCAGCGTTCTCGCTTAAGAATTGATACGCGTAAATGGCTGATGGCCAAGCAGAATCCGAAAGTTTACGGCGACAAACTGGACATGACAACAAACGGTAACGACATAGGAGTTTCTCTCAGTGCGAGCCAAGCCGAACAGCTTCTCAGAGCAAGAGCAGACAATCGGGATTCTTAGAGAGATTGCTGAACATGGCTCATTTGCTGAGTATTGTATTGCTATTGATCCGAAATATCAGCTGGAATGGTTTCATGCTGAGATTGCAAAGGAATTGGAGCATGGCTATCGTCGGCTAATGGCAGGTGAAGATGTTCGCCTGATGATATTTATGCCTCCACGACACGGAAAGAGCGACACCGCCACCCAGAAGTTCCCGTCATGGGTATTAGGCAAAAGCCCAAGCATACCAATCGTTGTATCGTCATATTCTGCTGAGCTAGCTACCGACTTTGGACAAAAAACTAGGGATATAATGCAGTCAGACATGTATAGTGCTATGTTCTCAACACGACTACGTAAGGACGCCCGCGCTAAAGGCCGCTGGATTACCAAGGAGGGTGGTGGATATACTGCAGTTGGTGTTGGTGGAGCACTAACCGGACGCGGATTCAAGATTGGCATTATTGATGATCCGTTTAAGAACCGTGAGGAGGCGGATAGCCCTGTAATCCGTGAAGCCCGTGACGGCTGGTATAAATCAACATTCTCTACACGAGAAGAAGGTAATTCGATGGTCGTATTTATTCTTACGCGTTGGCATGATGACGATTTAGCTGGGCGCGTGATACAAGCCTCACGTGAAGCGAGACTGCGCGGCGAACCATACGACGACTGGAAAATCATTGAATACAAGGCTATCGCCACTGAAGACGACGAACATCGCAAGTCAGGCGAAGCTCTATGGCCAGCGAAGTTTTCGCTTGAGAAACTGTTAAAAAAGCGTGCTGAGATGGGCAGTTACGAGTTCTCGGCACTTTATCAGCAAAACCCAATTGACGAGGAAAACCGCAAGTTCAAGCAGGCATGGTACAAATACCGCGAATTCAGCAAGGTGTTGCAACTTGATACCTACAACGTCATGACCATTGACCCGCGAGGTGCGGACGACGTGAAGCAGGGTACTGACTATATTGGTATCACCCTCAACTTTATCGATCGTGAAGGTAAATGGAATGTGATATGTTATCGGACAAAACTATCAGCAACAGACCTGGTTGATCTTATGTTTACGAACTGGAAGCGGTACAACCTACACAAGATTGGCATAGAGGACAATCAGTTCACTCAAGCCCTGAAGTCGGTTTGGAATGAGGAGATATTGCGGCGTGGTGTCTACATATATGTCGAGCTACTGAAGCACGGCGGACATAACAAGGCATTGAGAATTGAAGCTCTAGTTCCACGATACGAACGTGGCGGCATTTACCATATTAAACACGGTGATACAAATTTCTGTAAAGACCTAGAAGACGAGCTTAGCATGTTTCCAAAAGCCACCAACGATGATGCAAGCGATTCATTAGCATATCAAGTACAGCTGGCGCAGCGCCCAGAAGACGACGTCGGTAGCGGCGAGGTATACAATCAATCACTTACAGATAGAGATATAACAGCAACATGGAATTAAGGAGGGTTAGTGTGAAAAAGTTTGTACCAGAATTTGGCAAAGTTAAAGAGAAGCAGCAGCTAGATGACAATACTACAGTTGAAGTTGAGAAGAATTATCAAAATCACAACATCATTGGAACAAAACTACATTTTGAGGAACGATTCCGTGTTGGATCTATGGCCGAAGCACGGGATAAAGTTGATGAGCTCACCATGCGGATTGAAAAGGACGAGGGCTTAATCAACCCATCGATACGGTATGACGGCCGAGCAAAAATGTTATACAAAGGCTCATTCGATGTTGTCTTTGAATATACGAGAATCAGAGCATAGCAAGGGACATTTCCCCAATAAACATAATTGTGATATAATACAAGCGTAAACCACTGAAAAAAACCAGAGTTTACTGCAAATAACAGTAATCTTTGGAGTAATCAGTGGCTTTTTCTTTTTTAACAGAGAAAAACATCTTTGACCTATACGGTACTGCTAAAGAACAGACCGAATTGCTGACCGAGCCGTTTTCGGAATTTTCTCGCATAGCCCGAAATAAGCCACACCCAAAAATCCCGAAGGCATTTCCGAAGACTACCGACGGCACAGCATCTTCAATCATTATCAAATCGCCGCGGCGCACAATTCAGCAGTTGCCAACTGGTGTAGTTAGTACTGTCGATGAGAACAGTCCATGGCCGATTATCGCCGAGTTTACCTACCTAGAAAAAATCCTGCCTAATGCCAATACTGAATACGACTTGATTCATAAAAGCTGGATGACAGTAGAAGGCGGCGAGACGTTTGGCGCGCAGGGTGTGTACACGCCAATGCTATATAACGACGATGAGCTACTGCCAGACTACCTGATCGTATCCTGGCGAGATATTTTTATTCAACCAGGTAAGAAATCTGCTAGCGATTGCAGCTATGTATTTATGCGTTCATGGTGGCAAGAGGCTGACGTCGAGCAGCTTATTGACGCTGAAAAAGAACGCCACCGCAAAGCTAAGGAAGAGAATGCAGAATATGAGCCGTCGTGGGACTTGAAGGCTTTAGAAGAAATCAAGGATGCCATCATTAGCAAGGACGACAAAGCACAGAATGAAGCCGAACAGGAACGGTCGCTTGATCCATCGGGTATTGAGATCGTGACTGGTTTTCAGGTTGGTGTCGGTGCAACGTTCTATACCTTCAACCCCGCTACTGAAAAGATCGTGCGGCGCAAGCAAAATAAAGACCCACGTGGCAAGATACCTATCTCTTGGTATTTCTATGACGCCGATGGTGCAAATCCTCTTGGCCGTAGCGTATTGGAACTTATTGGTCCTCTGCAGAACCTTATTGACGGCGATATGCAGGCATATCAGTACAACCGCGCTATAGCGTTGCAGCCAACCATTAATGTTTTTGGTAACGTCAACGAGCGCCGACTCAACTTTGGCGCCAACGCTGTCAATAAGATTCAAGACCAAAATGCGCGCATCGAGCCGATGAATATCGACACGACCGCCCTACGCGAATATCCAAACCTGTACGGATTGCAAAAGTCGCAGATGCTCAACCTAGTCAACAGTCCAGACACCTCAATCAGTGCTGAGGTTGGCAACCCTGGCTTTGGCAAGACACCGCAAGCACTTAAGACTCAACAAGCACAATTATCCATTGATGATAACGCCCTCCGTAAAGGCTTTGAAGCGTTCTTTGAAGAATGGAGCGAGACAGCTATCAACCTCTACTTTGCTGAGCGTAACGGCGTCGAGGAAATGCAGCTGGATGATGAAACGGCTGAGAAATTGCGAACACTGGAGCGCGACGGTCATAAACTGGACGGCGTAGTGCTTGACGACAAAAACATGGCGACTATCGATTTCTCTAAAGCACAGGGAGTACTGAAGTTTAAGATTGATGCCTCAACCACCAAGGTCAACAGCGAAGCGGCACAGCTTGATGCGCTGAAAACCCTGATTCAGACATTGGACTCTAGCCAATCACTCAACCAAGTCGTACCAATCAAGAAAAAGCTGGCAGCGTGGAATGCAATCGTCGCCAACTCTGGCATTGACGGACTGGACGAATTGAAGGTTACCGAGGAAGAAATGCAGCAGATGCAATCACAGGGGGCACAGCTAATGGAGCAGACCGAGAGCGAGACGCCAGAAGCTGAGATAGAACAGCCTACTGAGACAGTAACAGGCGAGACCGCGCCGGTAGAAATGTCAACTGAGCCACAGGAAGTCGCTAAACAGAGCCTAATCGATGAATTGCGCCAAATCGGTACGCCAGAGAACCTAATAGCCGAAGTACCGAGCATGGTTGAAAAAGGTTTTACCGAGGAAGAGATAATCGCCTCCATTATGGGCGTTATCCAGAAAGAGGAGGATGAATAATGGAAGACAATCTATACCCACGTAGTACCGAGTACTTTGTGCCAAATGCTGACATGGACGAGCAGCGCGAAAAAGCCAAGGAAGAGGAAAATGCTGTTGTAGCTAAGGAGTTGAATAAGTTGCAGCAAATTGTAGACCGATGGAACGAGCGGATCGATTATTACAAATCACTTGATGCTATCCCGAATGAAGCTGTTACCGACAAAGAGCAGTTATCGATTTACATGCTAGCCCATAAGGAAGTCGTGCGGATTTTACGAGAGGAAAGGAGTGCATTGGAGAGTATCATCAACCCCATTTAGGGAGGTGTGTTGCTTTGGTTGGCTAATCCTCGCTAGTAGCTGACCAAAGGAGCGCATCTCACGCAGCCCAGGTTCGTCACCTGTAATCGACGTCAAAACAATGTAACGAGAAGGAGGGTGCTATGCCGCAAGCAGAAGCGGAAAGCCAAGAAGTCGTAAATACCGAGGTAGAGCAGGAGTCTACCCAAGCTGAGTCGACGGCAGCTGAAACACAAAACTCTGAGGCTTCGAGCGAGCCAGACACCAAAGCAGTTATCTCAGATAGCGGCGAGGTGGTACGTGTCAAAGTCGATAAATCCAAGGAGGAAGACAAAGAGGGCGAATCCGAGGACGAGTCAGACGACGACCCGAAGCCGAAACGGGGCAAGGAAGCCCGCCAAGAGCAACTAGAACGCGATTTAGACGAAGAAAATCGAGCTATCCGCGAATTGGTTGCCAGGCGGAATGAAGCAAGAGCTTACCGCCAGCAGTTGGAACAAGAGCAGGCACAGCAGTATCAGGAAACACCACCTGAAATGCAAAACCATCCACTACCAACACTAGAGCAGATTATGCAGACGGAGAATCCAGAAACTGGAGACTTCTTCACTGAATTTGAAGCTAAGGCGGTGTTGCAAAACCTACAACTACAGCAGCAGTTGGTAGACATACAGCAAGCTCAAGAGCAAGCGGCTTACGAAGCCCAAGTCAGTGCATCAATTAGCGGCATGTCGTCAGATGCTGAACAGGCGCTCAAGGATTTTCCAGAGTTCGATCCAGAATCTGATGAGTATGATCCAGAACTTGACGCAGATGTGAATGAATTCTTACAAGGAATGCTCATTTACGACAACGCTGGCAATATTGTTGGTTCGCGCGAGAGCATATATCAACTATATCAGTCATTCCATAAGGCGAGAGGCGAGAAGCCTAAGCGAACAGTGATAAATGATGCAGGCGATTTCCGCGGTAGCGGTGCCCGAGTCGAGAAACCGTTCGAGAAGATGTCCACTAAAGAGATGGAAGCTTATCTTCGTCGAAAGGGACATGACGTTTAAGAAAGGCTATAAAGATGGCAACAAACACGACCGCAACACTTTCAGCCGAGATGATCCAGTACCTGGAAAAAACATTCTTGGAGCGTAGTGAAGCGCGCACGATTCATGCTGAAGGTGCGAAAAAGAAAACTTTGGAGAAGAATAGCGGTACAACCGTTACTTTCACCAAACGTTCACCATTCGCTCCAGCGACTACACCGCTGGTGGAAGGTGAAAATCCGCAGGACGACGAGATTAAGAGTAACAAAGTTACTGCAACCCTGAAAGGCTACGGTAAGTGGACAAAAGTCTCGAGCATGCTGTACAACACATCGATTGATCGTGAGATGAAAGAAACGGTTGAGATGATGGGACAGAACTCAGGCGAGACAATCGACGCATTGGTTCGCAACGTACTGCACCAAGGTGCAACTGTTCAGTTTGCAAACAAGAAAAGTGCGTTAACTGGTATCACTGATGACGACATCTTGACTGTCGCAGAAGTTCGCAAGGCAGTCCGCACGTTGAAGAAAAACAACGCGATGGTCTACCCTGACGGCTATTTCTTGGGTAAAGTTGGTCCAGATACCGCCTACAATATCACTGGCGATACTGCATGGGTTGACGCTCAGAAGTACACCGGCCGCCCAGAACTATACAAGGGTGAGTTGGGGCGCTTGCATAAAGTTCGCTTTATTGAGGCATCGAGCAATCAGATGGAGGAGAGCAGCACTACGACTGTTTACTCAAACTTCATCCACGGTCAAGAGGCATTCGGCGTAGTGGACTTGGCAGGTAGCGGCTTGAAGAAGATTATCATCAAGATCAGCGACAAGGGTGATACCTCTAACCCGCTCAACCAGTTCATGACGGTTGGCTGGAAAGCTGAAGCGTTTGCATCGGCAGTACTTGATCCAAAATGGATCATCAACATTAAGACAGGTGCTAAGGACTAGTAGCTGGTAACCGGGGCGGTGTGAGCCGCCCCGCCAAAGAAAGGAAATAACATGGCAGAGAAAACTCCACCGAAATCAGAGCTGGCTAAAGCGGAAACTCCAAACGACATGGAAGCTCAAATCGCTGCGGCAAAGAAAGAAGCTGAAGCTAGCGCCGCTGACATCATTGCGCAGGCTAAAGCAGAAGCCGAGAAAATTATCGCTGACGCTAAGGAAGCTAGCTCAGACGATGAGGTCGTTAGTCGTAGCGTCTCTAAAAAGGATATTGTCGACGCTTACAACCATGGCATGAGCCATATGGAAATTGCTCGGAAGTTCTATGGCAACGTCAATGACGACAACATGCAAAAGGTTATTAGAGTAATCAGCGCAGAGTTTGAACCGCTAGACGACATTGACCCAGAGGTTGAAGTCACCGAAGCTTGGAGCTAAGCAGATGGACGGAACACGAGAGGGCGAACTAAAACGACTGCATGAGGTGTTTAACAACCCTCTCAAGTCCCGTCATGAGCGCAGACTAGCCCATGACACATTCAACAAGATACTACGCCAAGTAAAAGACAAAAAACTCACCGAATTACGTCGTAGGCTAATCCGAGCCCATAATGCTGAAGATGTGGATGCCGCCGAAAAAATAACAGAAGAGATCTATGAGTATTCACAGCGGATGGGGTATAAGTAGAAAAATACATGATGGTGAGAACCATTTCGTGCACATCCACGAAATGGTTTTTTCGTTTGGCTTATGTTATAATAGCCTTACAATTAAGCACGAAGTGTGACTCTAAAGAAACGAGAGCGCGTTGTCATCCAAAAAAGAAGGAAGCGTGCGTCGCAGCGTTGTATAAGTAGTAATCTGAGGTAATCGCTAAAGAAATGCGAAACCGCCCAAGTCAGTACGGAGCAAAGGAATAGGCCCCCTGAGTGACCAGACAACAGACGAGAACTCTTATCCAATTTAATAGTAGTTTCACAATTTGGAGTGTTATTGAGAGATTTGGATTTTTGGTGTATGCTAAAGGTACTTTAGTAACAAAGGAGCCTCATAATGGGAAGTAAATCACAAATCGTTAAAGGCGTCATTGGTGCCGCTGTTGGTATTGCCGCATTAGCTGGTATTGCTGGAGCAATGAGTAACGGTCAGCAACAGCATGCAACGCCGGCACCAGTAATCCAACCTGTAACCTATTCGGACTGTAGAACGGAAGAAATACCATTTGAAACACAGTATGAAGGCGAAACGGGTCAATATGGTTATACAGAAACAGTAAAACAGCAAGGCGTCGCCGGAAGCAAAAAGATTTGCAAACCAAGCAGATCAGGATACGAGGATAAGGTAGAGGTACTAGCACAACCAACAACTCATATCATTGTCCGCACACCTAAGCCAGCACCACAGCCAATTCAGCAACAAGCAACCCACAGGGTCGGAGCGATCTGCCGCGACGGATGGCAATCCAGCGCTACTGGCAGAGGAGCATGCTCACACCACGGCGGAGTAAGCGAGTGGCTGTATGAGTGATAGTATCAAAGAGGGTATCGCTAGCGTACTTGTATTCATATTTGTGACAGGATTAATTGCACTGGGGGTGTATGCGTTTAGTTCCCACCATGACAATTCCAATAGTAAGCAAATAGACCATAATCAAGACCATAGTCAAAGTAGGAAGAGCAGTCCTTCAGGAGTCACTAATCCTAGTAGTAGACACTATGATTATGGTGATACAGACGAAAGTGAAGACAATGACAATGACAATGACGTGTACTATGCTAACTGTTCTGAAGCCCGTGCTAATGGTGCGGAGTCAATCCGCGAGGGTGAGCCTGGTTACAGGGAAGAGCTTGACCGAGATGGTGATGGTATAGCATGTGAACCATGGCACGGTAGATAAATACCTACCGTGCTACACAAAAATGCTGTACAACGACTTTGCTATCCCCGATGCCAATACCTGTATAGGTATACTTGGGATCGAGCATGGCGTCCTTGTGTAGTGGCGAACTAAGCCACCAATCAATAGATTGCTTTGTGTCTGTTCCACTATCATTCCAAGTCAAGTTTTCGCTGGCGTTTATGCAAGCAGCAGCTTGAAGCTGCCTCATTTCTTCTGTAAGCGGCTGATTGGTATCTGGCATGTAGTGTCCGCGATAATTCCTAGTGATCATGTCGTCGGCTTTCATTTGAGCAGTCTTAGACAAGTTTGGGTGCAGTTTTAACGGCGCAACGCCAACCTTGGCACGTTCAGTATTTACGGCGTTAAGAATAGACTGTTCAGTTGGTGGATCGGCTTTAGCCTCCTGCTGCTGATACATGGCTATAGTACGCTCTTGTTCTTCAATAGAAACTGGTCCTGATTTAGATTCTGCAGCAGGATACCTATAAAGAGTAGTTAGATAAACTACGCCGCAACCAACAAGTAGTACGGCTATAATAGAAATAGTTATTAATCGCCGTTTCATACCGCAAATATTACCAAGAATACCCAGATTTGTCAATAACACTCCAAGTTACAAAAAGGAGTGTTTTTCTTATGAGTTATCGAAGTTGGTTACAAAACTATGTTAATAACCACCCGGATCAAAATACAAGGTCTCAAGGACAAGCGTTGTTAAACAGTGTCGGCGATGACATGGGTATCGACCGTAACTTTTTGTCTGGCAACGTAGGCGACGGAGGCAATTTTCGTAAAACAGGATGGTTCGGTAGGAACACCTGGGTAAAAGGCGGTAATGGCAGGCTATATAAAAATGATGAGATTAGTGGCATTAATGACCGTTTTAAGCAGATGTATTATGCAGATCAGCGAGGATCTGGCGGCGGCGGAGGAGGCGGTCAACAGGGCGGAAACCTCAACCTCGGCTACTATGGCGGAGGTGGTGGCGGTGGCTACTATGGTGGTGGCAACCGCGCTAGTGCTGCTCAGCTTGCAGAGTACGATCAAGGTATTGGACAACTAGAACATGGGCTAGGACGCATAGATAACCAATTAGGCGTACGTTTGGGCAATATTAACAACCAGTACAACACCAAGAAAAATGAATTGCGCAGTTCATGGAACCGTGCTGAAGGTCAATTCAACGACCAGACACGCCAAAACCAACAGCAACGACGTACTAACATCAATAACATCAATGACCGCTCTTCTGTCGGATTACGCGGACTACTTCGTTCGCTTGGTAGTATGGGTGCTGTTGGCTCAGACATGCAGTTAGCAGGACGTGCGGTACAGAACCAAGCCAATCAAGAGCGCGCCGGCGCGGGACAAACCTATGCACAGAACCAAAAGCAAATCGATACGACGTGGGGTCAGTTTAAGAATGACTATGCTGATGAGGACAAGAAACTCAACGACTGGAAGGCAAATGAAGATAGCGCAGCCCGCCAGGCGTCACAGACTACACGTCAGAATCTATTGACACAATTAGCTCAAATGAAGAGTCAAAAAGCTGCCGCACAAGGTGCTAACGGTGCTAATGCCGCTCGTGCTGACCTTGGACGTGCAAACGCTCTGTCAGGTGAGATTGATAACCTAGGACGCCAGCAGAATACCTACACTGGTAATAAGGTTCAATACAATGCAAAAGACCTCGACAGCTACAAGGTAGCGGGCGATACATCGGTTGGTGTATCTAATCCGGCAGCACCAGGTAGCGACCCGACGCTCAATATTTACAACACACGCCTCCAGCAAGAGGAAGAGCGTAAACGTCAAAACCAATATCTGTAAATAACGAGGAGGGGATTAGGATATGGACTTTTTTCAGAGATTAGGTAACTTCTTCACTGGTAAAGGCTGGATAAATGATGATGAAAAGCGACGCAAGGAGCAACAAGTTCAGCCGCAGGTAGTGCAACAAAATAATATACAGCCGCAATTAAATAATACGAATAAAGTATTAAATGCTGGCTATGGTATGAATGGCGTCGAAAATCGCCAGCGCCTTTTAAATGGGTCCAATGCCAATCCTAGCCCCAGTTCTAATCCTCTCCAGCAAGCTAATCAAGCAACACAGCAATTAAATCTAAATAGTCAAAATAACCAGTTGAAACCACAGGTGACAGTAAATGATGCACCAAAAGTATTTAATTCGCAAGGGCAGCAAGACTGGGCAAATAATCAGAATAAGCAAATACAGGTTCAGAATGCGGTTAATAAGCCAATCCAACCACAACAGCCAGTTCAGCAACCTAAACCGCAACCGGTCCAACCACAGCAACCTAAACCGCAGGTGCAACCACAAACGTCAAAACCACAACCAACATTCTTCGACTATCTTAATCCGCTTGGCAAGTATGGATTATTTGGTGCAGAGAACCAAAAGAACTTCAGTAATGTAATAAAACCTGCTACAGATGCTATTCAAAGATATGAGGACACAGTAGACAAAGGAGATAAGCAGCAAGGCTTCCAGTGGGACGACCCTATGGACTACCTGCGTTTTGGCGCTAAATTACCATCTGGTATGGCACGGGGTGTTATGGAAGCTCCAAATAAGATATCAGCAGGTATCAGCGGTGTTAGAGTAAATGACCAAGGGAAAGTTGAAGACCTAAACGCCTTGCAGCGTATCGGCTCTGCTGCCGATGGCGGTATTGATTTATTTGGTGTTCCGTTCGGCGGTAGCGGTACGTTAGTTAAATCAGTCCTTAAACAAGGAGGTAAAGAAGCTGCTGAACAGTCAGCAAAACAAATTGCCAAGCAAGCCTGGCAGCAAAAGGTTATAGATACAGCTAAGCATATTGGCTCGGATGCTATAAAAGAAGGTGCCGAGGAGACGATACAATCATTCGCTGGCGATTTGGCTGATGATGGCAAGTTAAATACCGATTGGCGACAACACGCCTCTGCTGGTGCGCTGGGAGCACTGGGTGGTGGTATGATGGCTACTGCTGGCAAGGGAATTAACGCGACCAGGAATAAGGTTTTTTCAAACCAGCAGGCAACCAATAATGATATAGACATTACTAAACCAGGCAGATTGGAACAGGAAGCCTTGGTGCAGAGACAGAACCAACAGCAATCTCAGCAGCCAATCCAGCCACAGCAACAATCGCAGACGCAAACTCAAACTACGACAAACACAGCGACAATCCCTGTAAATAACCAGCAAACGGGATATTCATCATTCTTTAGGCGCCCAGTAGAAAACAGCTCAATCCGCCAAGCGGCAGAAGTCAATACAGTCAATACACGAGCGAACCAAGCCCATCCAATTCAGTCAATCAACGTTAATCAGACAGTAGAGACCGCCATGCCGAACGCCAGTCCTGCTCTCAAGCAGGCTGTTAGTCAGAACATGTCAGACATTCAACGTGGTGATGTCAAAGCCGTAGCATCTCGCCAGCAGACTACTGGCAAACTAGAAAGCTATCTTGTTGAGCAGGCGACTCAGGGTGTGCAAAACCGAGTTGCACAGGATGTGAAGTATAAGATGATACATAATGGAACAAATCTATATCACGGCTCACCGCATAAATTTAATAAATTCTCTACCAATAATATTGGCTCTGGTGAGGGCAACCAGTCCTTTGGGTGGGGTCTATATTTTACTGATAATAAAGGTATTGGTGAACACTACGCAGACATTGGCAATACTAATAACCGTGCACGTATGAAGAATGACTTAATTTCTGGGGAATTCAGGGATAGTCTATATGTAAATAAAGACACTATGTCTGATGAGCTTCAACGTTTCTTATCTGAAAATGGGTACAACATTACAGCCGATATGAAACCAGGTGAATTAGCCCGACAGGTTGATTCATTGCGACAACAGAGTCAGTATTATGGCAAAAAGGCAGACGAGATGGCTGGAACTGGTTTTGATAGTGATTTTATAGCAGCATCCGAAAAGTACAACAATCTTGCTAGCGAACTAGAACAGATTGTGCGCAATAGTTCAGAAAAGAGACGTATTGCCGAGGAAGAGATTAATCAAAGAGTCAATGATGTCGGTCATGGTAGGAACTTGTATAACGTGGATCTTGCTAGTAGTGATGGTCGTGACTTTGATTTCTTAAGTTGGTATGACACTGTTGATCCTGAGCAAAAACATAAGATAAAACAACAAGCTATTGTTGAGAATTTGACTGACAAATGGGGAACTAGCGTAAGAGATACCGAGAGCTACCCTAATTCAATCCCATTTGACGCTGATGAGTCTGGTGCGTCCATATATCACAAATTGCAAAGCGAGTGGAATATGACACCAAAGGAAACCTCTCTGTTCCTAAATCGTGCTGGTATCGACGGAATTATTTATCCGGCAGATTCTCTATTTAATGCTAATAATCGAGACCTTGGTAGGGCAGAGAGTACCAATTATGTGGTGTTTGATGAGAATAATGTAAAAGTACGAGATTATGTGAAATTCAAGAAGCAAGAAGCACACATTCAAAAGCTGGTGAGTAATGTACAGAAAAAAGGTGATCTAATAGCTCGTCACCTTGATCTTACAGGTGATGAACGCCTTGTATTCAATGAATGGCAAAATGAGATACAGAGGAGAGCAGCTGGCTATTACCTGCCAGATAGTGATACTATCGACCTGAACAGACTATCTGAAGACACTCTCAACCATGAACTAGGACATAAGCTATTAGAACGTACAGAAAACAAGCCAGAGCTGCTAAACGCTATTCGCCAGGCTTATGGCGACGACTACCTCGTAAACAAATACGGCAGGCAATACGGCAATGATATTAACCTGCTGGCTGAAGAGCAACTGGCTGATGGTTTTAGTGAATACTACCATGGAAGACTAAACGGTGAAGATAAAGTGCGCTTAGGTGTTAGATTAGGTATTCCTAAAAAAATCCTGGCAGTATATGACAGAATTACTGAAGCTATCATGGGGCTTGTCGGCAAGCAAGATGTCATCAAACAGTTCTATGCCCAGATGGAGACGGGGAAGTTCCGTAATCTTCAACAGGTACCAGGTGGTGATGGTCGGATTAAAAGAATGAGTCTTGACTCTGATGTAAGCGAGCGGGCTGTTAGGTCCTTCAACTCTGTCCGACGAGGCAAGCAAATCAAGTCCGTTGTTGGTCAATTATCTGAAGATGGTGCTAGAAAAGTAGCAGAAGCATTACGCTCAACTGACTTTAATAAAAAAGCCCGGTTAATTATAAATAAGAATGCCGTAAATCATTTACGAAACAGTGGACATCTTACGGGATTAGGCAAGAACGGCGCAGACGCTAACCCTCTAACGGAAGCAGATATTAGAGCTCTACCTCATGTATTCTCAGACCCTGATGTAGTATATATGTCAGGTACTGGTAGGACTGGTAAGCGCATGGTGTTTGAACGGCAATTAGATAACCACCATCGTATCGTTGCCGAGCTTGAATATAGCGGTAAAGATTTTAATCTGGTAACATACTTTAACATAAACAAAGACTTGCCAAACGACAAGCCTGCTATGTCTTATTCCCTAGAGGGGGCTGTTGCTGCGGATGAATCCGGCCGACAACCTTCACGTCCTGGACGGTCCTCTAGCGACCCAGACAAAGGGTTCAATGATAATATACCAAACACTCCTCAAAATGTCAATAATGCTAACCGTTATAAATTAGAAGAAGACGATTCCTTTTACGATAAACCTCGTCCATCTGTTCAAGATGTTTGGGGTACTAATTCAGTATCCCTTGAATACTCTCAAGATGAAAATGGAAACTTGGGTATTAATGTTACACCAGAGAATACTAATGAACCAAGCTCTATTACACATAAAATACAGGAAACTCCTACAGATTCTAAATCCCTTAGCGCACAACGTCCTTTAACACAAGCCGACAGAAGAAGCCTGCATGAAACTGTTGAATCTCAACCATTAAAACAAAACCAAACACAAGAGTTCAAGAACGTACCAATGGAGGAAGAACACCTACTAACTAAGGGAAATTTATATGAACAGACCAAGCCTGGTATAAATGACACTTGGAATAGAGCGTTTAGAGATGGTATGTATGAATATCGCCAACATACCAAACGTACTAGAGACGGTAAAAAACATTTTGTAAGCTTTGAACGCCGCTATGTTGGTGATGATGGAGAATATGGCGACTGGATGCCAACCTCACGAGCTGCTTACATATGGAAAAGTCAGACCAAAAAGATAGACAAGGTTAATAGAGATCAAATAATTCAGGAAGCCTTAAAGGCTGCTAAACAAGACGGTGAGGTCCAGGAATTTATGGCCTACAAGAATCCTGACAGTGCTGGTGGGGTTGCGGTCGTCCCTCTGGTTGGTGAACATTCAATTGACGGTGGTTTTGTACGTAACCCAAAAACAGGTGCAATTGAAGGTAACTACATTCAGGTGACGCCGTTTGGAGTGGTTCATCAAACCAACGGCAAGTTTGATGTAATAGAAGCTGATCACCTGACAAACTCATTAAACGAAAGTAAGGGCGGTATCACGGATACCTTCAACCGCCTTGTTGAGAAGAATATTCAGGATAAGGCGGGCCAAAAACTGCTTAAAGATCTTTACTACCAAAAAACTGAGGCATACGCTAACTATGCTGATGAAATTAATAACCTACTAGAAAAACATGCCGCACTAGCTAAGCATATCGATAAAGCACGTCCTCGCTTTGTAAGTAGTAAAAAGTTTTGGGAGGATATTGGTGCGTACACAGAGGGCAAGTTCCCTGTAGGTAGTGCTGATGAGAACATGAATGTAGCATTTTCTAAGAAGTACGGTCCACAAGCAGCTAAGCGCGTCAGAGAATATGATACATTTATGCGCAACAACTATGATGCTATGATATCTAACCTTAACTCAGTTAGGCGTATGTATGGCAAGGAAGAGATTCCATATCTCAAGAACTACATGCCACACATTCAAAAGCGAAGTAATATCTTAGGTAGAGCCGTGGATAAGATGTTGGCTGCCGTTCCAACAGGAGTGAGAGGGGATATGGAAGGTCAAGCCCGTGGTGAAATACCAGCCTCAATTGCTGGTTTATCTGCCGACTTTAAGCCAACCCATAAGTTCAATGCTAATGAGAAGCGTCGATTTGGCGGTATGATGAGCTATGAAAAAGATCCGCGCAAGGCTTTTGAATATTATGCAGATGTTATGTTGTACAACACTCATATGGAGCCAGTTATTGCCCGCGGTAGGCAAATAGAGTCATCGATGCGTGCAATTGATATGGCTAAAAAGAGCGGCACTAACATTGATCCAGATAGTAATCTAGCTAAAGGTGACAAAATATCCAGCAAGGCTACTATTGCAGTACAGAACTTTGTCAATGAAATGGCAGGAAAAAGTAGCTCATTAGATCGTCCGTACATTGACCAAACCAATAAGTGGGTCCAGTCTATTCAGCGATTAGAGAGTGTCAATGGTGCTAATAAGATCCTAGGTAATTTATCGTCGACTTTAGCACAAACATTAAACTTACCAGAAACGGTCCGGGATAATGGATTACGTAGTACAGGACGTGCTTTTCTGACGGCATTTGATAAAAGTACTAAAGAAGCGATGCGTAAGTCTCCGTTCCTGCGCGAACGCTATACAGATACGGACGGTAAGTTTACTAGGTCCAGGTATCAAAAGGCTACAGACAAAATTAGTGTAGTCTCAGGTATGAACTTGGTAGAAAAGAAATTCATACAGCTAAACTGGGCTGCTAACTACTATAGCGCTCAGAGAAAAGGGCTAACAGGATACCAGCTGATAAAAGCAGCCGATCAGGCAACTGAACGTGCTGTTGGTGGACGTGGCGTTGGTGCTATGCCGCAAGTATATAAATCAACCTTGGGCAAAATGTTCTTGCAATTTACTTACGAGACTAATGAGAGCTGGAAAAATAATATTGCAAACGTGAAGAGGTTTGTCTCTGAAATACGACAACTACAATTTAAAGATGCAGGCGGTACGGCAACACGAGCCGCAGAAGCATTTGCAGTTGCATACGGGATGAATATGTTGATGAAACAAATAACTGGTAATGAACCGCTAGCGAATATGGCGGATGCATTCAAAGACATATTGAGTAGCGACGCAGATGGTGATGGTGAAGATGACAAACTAGGGCAGAAAATAGCTCGAATTGGATCGGAAATGTCAAAGATGAATCCAGTTACATCTGCAGCGCTTAACTTAATTCCTAAATCTGAGCGAGAGAAGATGTTTGGCAAGTCAAGTGATTTGGGTCGTTTCGATGGTGCTACTGGTGTGGCGCAGACTGCTGCTAACATACTAGGTGCTGGATTCTATGCCACACAAGGTGATAGCGAGAATACTCAGAAAAACTTGCAAGGGTTAATCCCAGTAGGCAATCAAATAAAGAAAACCATGAGTGGCATAAGGGTCCTACAGGATGGTGGAGATGTCTATACTGACAAGAATGGCAAGGAGCATACGAACTTTGAAGTAGACTCTGGAAATGCATGGAATCAAGCCAAGGCTCTATTGTTTGGCAAAAATGCATTGCGCCCAGACGAAAAATCAGCCTCCATATCAACTACTGGTGATGACGCAGGTAAGACTATTAAAGACTTTGAGCGTGGGCTTAAAAAAGGCACATACAAGATCCAAGATGGCCTATTGGTTAATAAGAGCGGTAATGTACAGAGAAGCTACTATAAGTCTCTAGCAGAGGGTCAAGGTGTTAGTGACGAGGCCTACTATAACTGGATGAAGGCCTACAACATTGATGGTGCATCGACCATAAAGAAAGAATTCAGTTCATCTAACGATATCCTTAATAAGCTGGAAAACGGTGAGAAGAAGGTTAATAAGGCCAAGAGTGCCGTAGACATACTCATGGGCAAACATAAGGACTTGCCAGATTGGGTACGAGAACGCTACTATCGGGAGTCTGGTTATACCAAGGAGCAAATTGAGTATGGTGCAATGACTACTCATAAGGAAGTGAGCCTAATGGACAATTACTGGCGTCAGAAAGCGCAAGAATCGTCCCACGAGGAGCTAATGCAAGCACTAACTAACGGGCGCCGTAAGAGTATCACCGGGCAGATGTTTGCCAAAAACGGCATCATCAATAAGCTGCGTGCCGAGGGGTATATTACTAAATGGGAAGCAAAAGCTCTCAATGCCGCTCAGTTTGATGTTGATGGCAATAGAATTACTAAAGAGGCGTCTGGTGACAGTAGTCGGAGCGGCTCGGGTCGTAGCCGAGGTGGTCATGGTGACCGGTCCGCTAATTCTGGCATTGCTTCTATTGGAATAAAAGCCGCTGCAAACATCTCATCGTCTGCTGCAAAAGCAAATCAAACATCTGTGCAGGGTATGAATATCAACCAAATCGGTCAAAATCTCATTAGTAAGATGAATACCCAAAAACAAGTAAATGCCGCACTGAAACAGTGGAAGAGTCCGAGGATACGCGTCAAAAAAGCATAGTTGCAACGATTATGCTATAATAGTAAACAAGAAAACAGCGTCACCGAAAAAAACACGGAGCGTCTGGCAATAATAAGCCGGCTCCGTGTTTTTAATTTAGGGAAACGCCATGAACACTACACAGCTTATATCAGCCGTTATATTAAAAGCCACAGGTAAAGTACGAAACCTGCCAGAGACCGACAAGAAATATCAGAAGATATTGGGTATTGCTAATTTATACATACAGCAATGGGAGAGTGAACCAAATGTAGACTGGCAATCCTTATACGATCCAGCATACACGATCGATACTTTATCGACAGATCAAGCATACACCATTGATATGACCAAGGTGGCAAAAGTAAGCGACGTACTAGGCGATACTATCAAAGTCAAAAAAGCTGGGCAGGAGCGCGAGTATACTACGGTCCTACCGGAACAAGCAGGGATGTACAAGGGACAAAACTGCTGCACCATTGCTGGTAACAAGCTAGTATTTATTGATCCTATTAGGAGTGATGACCATATGATAGGCGGTCAGATAACAATACCTGTTTATCTTCATGCACCCTTACTCGCCAACCAAAACAGTATAGTGCCTGTAGACAATCCAATGTGGCTCGTGACCATATGTGCTGCAGAATACGCCCGCAACGATATTCTTCTACAAAATCAATACGGCAACCTCATTGAAGAGGCAAATCAGTTGATGCAGAAGATGATTGAAAACAATGGTGCTCAAGCAAGCTATCGACCGTTGCATATGATACCAGGAGTGTCTGATATATGCTAAAGCCTGCCAAAAATATGAAGTCGCCAAAGATACAGCGATTGGCGGTGCAGGATTGGCAAAATGGAGTGGTGACAGCTTTTGACGATGGACGGTCGCCTTTAAGAGGGCTAAGGTCGTCAGAGAACCTAATCCTTGACCAAGACTCTGTTATTACCGTTCGCTGCGGTACAGCAAAGTACGGTCCTCAGCCTCTAGGCAAAATATTGGGGGAACTAACTGAATTCCGTAGCACGACAAGTAGCGGCTCGGTCAACTGGCTGGCTTGCTTACAACGAATCAAAAACAAGACTAAATTATGCGTCGCCAAAGGCGAAGATATCGCCTGGCAGGTGATCGAAGGAAAAGAATACCACGAATCAGCGCGGGGACATTTTAAGCAAATACGTAACAATCTGCTGATTATGAACGGTGAGGATACACTGAGCTACCTAGATATCCCCACTATGAAAATCGTAGCCTTCCAGAAAATAGCAGATCCAGCAGTACCGATATTAGACAAAAATACTGGGCTTACAGGTAATGGATTTAAGGTTTTCTATGCAGTTACTTTTAACTCTACCGTTGGTGAGACAGCAGGATCTCCATTATTATCTCAAGCGGTATCAACTGACCGTGATATGTGGAATGCCGAGAAGCAAAGCTTGACTATTAAACGTCCAGACAGCAAGGAGGCTAAATCATGGAATATTTACTGCGGCGTCGGTGTGGACGGCGGTGGCGACCCAACGCTATATCGATTAGCAAGTGCTTTACCAATGGATCAGACGACGCTTGTAGACAATGGCTCAAGAAGCCTAGACGTATCAGTGCCGCTACCAAAAGACAATAACACAGCCGGTCCAAAAACAACTCGCGCTGACGTGATAAACGGTCGCATTTGGATGACAGGCGATAAAGAAAACCCGTTCTACGTTTGGCGTGGTGGAGACTACGGACATGAACTAGACTTTTCACCAGGCTACGGCGGTGGATATACAGCAGTTGGCCATGGTACCAAGGAAGTGCCGTTTGCAGTGAGACCGTACCGCGATGGAAAAGGCGACCCAAAGGTTACCGTGCTTAGCAGTGGCACAAACGGCACAGGAAAGCGGTTCTATATCGCACCGACAAACATCACTTATGGAGAAGATACAATCACTGTTTGGCAGGTCCAAGAAGATACTGGAGCTGATGGCACTGACAGTCCTGACGCGGTAGTCATCTACAACAACGATTTACTATATCCAAGCCGCGATGGATTTAAGACTACTGGTACGCTGCCTCAATTACAAAACGTATTATCTACCAAGAGAATAACTAACACTATTCAAGATGCGATTAGTACTCTGAATACTAAAGTTATTAAGAAGGCTGTTGGATTAGCATTTGAAGGGCGTGTGTACTGGGCATTACCAGTAGCAGCTAACTATAATAATCAAATTTGGGTTTATGATGCTGAGCGCAAGGGCGCATGGATGAAGCCGTGGAATATTCGCGCTGACTGGATGACACTGTATAACGATAATTCTGGTATAACTCATTTTCTCATTGTTCAAGGAGATAAGATTGTTGAACTATCAAAGAGTGTCAAAACGGTAGATGACGGAAGATTATTCAACACGAGCGCGCAAAGCGGACAACTCCGATTCGAAGAAACCGGTCGCGATTGGGCACGAGTATTAAGAGCTGTATTTACCCTGCTGCGCCCACAAGGAAGAATAACGTTAAATGCTACCGTTAAAACTGAAGATGGGCTTCAGAACTTTTCTGAAACACGATATTTTGGCGCATCGTCAAGTCGCACTGGTTGGAGTGAGCCGGGAGTGTATTGGAGCACACCAGGCGTGCAGTGGAGCGGAATAAAGAATGTTCCAAATATATTTAATTCAGCAAGCGAAGATATAGAGTTGGAAATTGATGAGGATGCTCAGTGGGTACAGTATGGGTGGTCATCATCCGAATCTGGAGTAAGCTACGCGATGTCAAGGGTGGTATTTGAGTACGTCAATATTGGTACGAAAGATCTAAGCTAAAGGAGGAAATTATGGCAAGTATTGAAGATAAAATTACACGAGTAATGGACGGCTCTTATCCAAATGTAGCGCACGTGATAAGCCCGCGCGCGACAGGATCCGACACATTGATGACTGACGGCTTAAGCGGCTGGAGTACAGAAACGGCAATGAACTTCATAACCTATAGAGCCGACTCTGCTGGCAACGTAATTGAGGGGACTGTTCGCGATTGGACAGGAGTGGCTAACAAAGCAAATAGCAGTATTATAAACCTGAAGCTATTAGCAGGTCCTGAAGATGATGGTAGTAATGTCGGTGACATAGTCCAACCATGTGCCTCTGCTTCGTGGGCTGATCGTCTGGCGCAAGCTCTACTAGAATCCCTTGATACAGACGGAAAATTAAAAGAGGGTATAGTTGAGACTAAGAACATAAAGGATAAAGCTATCACTCCAGACAAGGTTGATTTCGCGTCGCTACCGATGTTTTCGGCAACGACATCTAAATGGATAGCCTTAGAAAAAACTAATGATAATAAACCTAGATGGAATAAGGTACAGTATGACATAGTGGAATATGATATTGGTAATATGTATGACACTAAATCATTTGTAGCAACAATACCTAAAAATGGTATCTATCATATTGATGCACGTGTAGGCATAGCCTCGACTGGCTTATTTTCTAATTATACTGCTTTTATGGGTATTTTTAAGAATGATAAGTTAATCAAAGAATCTACCCACACTAGAGGTACTAATAACGACCGACACTTGCCACGACCAAGTTTGTCTGTCGACTTGCTCTTAAAAAAGAATGATGTTATTGATATACGTGCCTTTTGTAGCGACGAACGCGACTATGGTGGCGGTTCCACTGTTAGTGAGTTTAGCATGAGATTCATAGGTTTAGTTTAATTTATAACTACACGATATATGCCTGTTTTAGGAACCTTAGCCGTAAAGGTACTTGGGTTAAATATATTAACCTTGTCTGTCTATCGTATAAGTGGTAAAATATAACCATAAGTTAAACAAAGTGTGATCTCAAAAAAACGGAAGCACGCGTAATCACGAAAGGCTTCCGTTTTTTATATGCAAAAATCAGACAACGAACAAAATGAGCGCTTAGCACGACTGGAAGTATTCAATGAAAAAGTAGTTGAGCCTTCATTAGCGCAGATATTAGGTAAATTAGATAGTCTAGTGAACAGAGATGAATATCTTGAACGCAAGAACTATGTAGATGGAAAACTGTCTAACCTGGAGCAGTCTATTGTCAAAATTAATGAGCGAAATGAGAAGCTAGACGGTAATGTGTTTATTAAAGCAATTATTATTGGTGAGAAGAAAATTATTGGCTTAATAGTCAAATATACAGGACTAACTGTTTTAATCGGTACGATTGGTTTTTTCATACTTACTCAATTTATCAATTCAATTCAACAAATTAAACCAGAGACCCGTGAAGTCATAAAAGAAGTAAAGGAGATATCAAAGTAATTATGTGGAAACAGGAAAAGCCTTTTAATCCTGACCCTGTCGTCTATCAGGGGGGTAACGTTCTCATGGACTGGTACGGTTACTGTCTAGCGGTCGTACAGCATATGTTCGATGCGGGTTGGGCTGGGAGCACTGCGGCCGATGCATGGAATAGAGCAGAGGGCAAGCATACAGATAGAAATTTACCAGCAGGTGTAGCGGTGCCAATATACTTTGATCACTGGGGTGATTATGGGTATGGTTATCAGAATTATGGACATATTGTTGTATATAAAGATGGCTTATTTTATAGTTCTCCACTATCTCACAAACCTACAGTAGATATATTTGGCTCTATAGAAGAAATAGAGCGAAAATACCGCGCTCAATATATTGGTTGGGCAGAGAGTGTCGGGCCTTATCGTGTGCTGAGCTATGTAATAGATAAGACCTCTAGGACAACTTCGGTTACAGTCAATGCCCGTGAAGAAGCTAACACTTCTAGTGGTATATTCCAGAAGATTGACGCTGGAGCAACAGTTGCTATGAAGGGCTATGTTACAAACGGCGAACCTGTTGATGGAAATACCGTGTGGTTTGTAACGGCTAATAGTGGTAAATATATGACAGCTGAAGCTTTTAATGACAAAGGAACGCATGACCTACCAGATTTGACGCCGCAGATACAATTACTAGCCACAGAACGTCAGGCTGTGTCTCAGGGCGTGCGAGCCAGAATAGCACCAAATATGTCAAGTGATATAGCACAGATAATCGATGGTGGTAACGTTGTTGATATGAAGGGCTGGACACACGGTGAAAGTATTGAAGGTAATGATATCTGGTTTGTTTCAAAACTGAACGAATTATTCCTTTGGAGTGGTGCTTTTACTGATGTAGGTACACATGATTTGCCAGAAACCAAGCAAGAAGTACCTACTCTATCTCCTACCGACTACAGTAAGATCATTCTTGACGTGTCAAACTGGCAGAGTGATGACGTCATAAATGTGTTTAGTCGGTTTGCTGGTGTGATTATTAAGGCGGGTCATACTGGGCAAAGCCATGGTGGTGATACTAATAAACACCAACCAAAAATGACGCAATTTGCCAAAGCCGCAGGCGATAAGTTGCTTGGATTGTATTGGCTACCATACTTTAGCGAGGGTGGTGTAGAGGTTGAAGCAGAGCGGTTTATTGAAGCCCAAAGACAAGTGAACGCACCATTGCTATTCGTTGACCTAGAGCCAGACTTTGAAGGCACGCCTGAGGAGCTAAAGACATTCCGCGATCTAGTAACGCAGGGAACTAGCAAGCAGGTGCTTATATATGGTGGCAATGCGATTATTCAAAAGCTAGGGCTAAATCGTGTTGACTGGTATCCAAACTATGGCACTGAAAACAACTATGCGCACGGCGCACTAATCCACCAGTTCACTGATAGTGGCAAAATTGATGGCTATGGTGGTAACCTAGATTTCTCGACAGCCAAAGTATCAATTGAAGAACTCAAGAAGCTGGGTGAAGTAATTACACCATCGTCACCAAGAGAGCCAGAATTACCAAAACCAAGCGAACCCGATACGAAGCCGCAAGAAGCGCCAGAGGTAAAGCCTGAGCAGCCACAAAGGCCAGGGGACGACAATCCAACAGGATTTTGGCGATGGTTGCCAGGGCTGATGATCGAGATAGTAAAGCTGATCTTAGGAATTTTCAAGAAAAAATAAGGAGGAAATATGAAATCACTAGAAGCATTAAAGAATATCAACTACAAAGACGTAATCGTTCGTGCGTTGTGGACATTTGTACAGACGTTTATCGCAACGTTCTTGCTGGCGGGAGTTAATCTCGTAAATTTGCTGTTCTCGGCAAGCTGGCGTGAGCTATGGGCACTGGCATTAGCGACGACACTCTCTGCGATCGCTGCTGGGCTGTCGGCCGCCAAGACTATAATTGTTGAGTTAGTGAAAGAGATGCGTGATAGCGTCAGTTAGTTGATAAGCCCATGAACTTGCAGAAAATAACCATCACCAAATCAAGCTTGTATTTTCGCGAATGCAAAGCCTGCGGTTGCGTTACGCTACATGTAGGTAAGGCTACGCCAGAAATGTCGCCAGGCTCGACATACAATGATTGCCTACAATGCCTAGTTGACACACACAGCGTGCCAGGTTTAAGTCGCTGGCATGACCCGAAAACCGGCAAATTGTTGACCGAGCCACGGGGCAAGACACCGCCAGTGGCAAAAAGCTGAACTGTTCGGAATTACCGGACAACTGAAACCGCCTCAAGGGCGGCTTTCTTTTACTTCCTTTTTCATAATGTCCTCAAACACAGTCCGCGCCTTAAAATACAGCTCATATTTTGCTTCATCTGGCGCGTTAGACAGGTCGATTAGCAAATCCATGCCGCACAGTTCGCCGATTTTTGGTGTAGAGTTTTTTGCCTTTGGAACTGCTTAACTTGGCAACTACAGTACTATCTAATTTTTTCGCTAAGTCTAAAGTTTCAAAGGCTCGAGCAGCTTCTTTTGGAGTAGGGAGGTCTGTTGCAGTTTTCTTCATTTCAATTTCCTTTCTTAATAGTTTATTGACTTCTGGATTGTACACTACGCTCGCAGAGTTTAAATCGTCGGCAATATCATGCATTCCAAAAATTTGGGCATCACGATTTTGAAGGGAGTTTACAGAGCACAGTCTTTTACGTGCAGCTCTATAAATATCTTTCACACGTCCACTGCAATAGTGACTATAACCATAGTGGTGGTCGTATTTTATCCGCTTATGGCACTTGCTGCACTGGATGGATGGTTTTGATTCATTCTTCGTCATTTCTACCGTTCAACCTTACCTTTTACTTAAAAATGCGATACTTACCATAGTTTTCAGCTATAAATTTCTCTGCTCGACAACCTGACGCGAGATGCCAATTTGGAGCAAAAACGACAACTTCAGCCTCTGCCATAATCTCTATAGATTTGGCAAGATACCATATGCTGGCGTCTGTGCCTTTAAGAGGGCAGTCGTCCTCTATAATCTGATTTAATAATTCTAATTTAGATCCCGGAAAATCTTTTTTGACTTGCTTAAAAATTTGCGACCTAGTTTTTACAATTTCCTCCACGCTTTTACCTCTCATTGGCATTGATATAAATACTTTCATTTTTACTCCTTATTTCTCTTATTCAACTCCTTAGTAATATTGCGAATAAATCGTCCTACATGTATCCTGGCACATGTTTCGGCGTTACTCTTACTCATCTTAGTTTTCTTCCGTAGCACCTTTTGCATATCGAAAAAGAGAGGAGTAATAACGTCGGCAAAGTATTGTCCGATAGCTGCTTCTACCGAATGCTGGTCGATTGCCATTTGACAGTAATTCTTATTATCAAAGTTGCTCAGTAATAGGTCTACATACTCAGCAGACTCCATACTTGAACGTTTTGCTATCGAGATACCTTCTTCTGACAGTTTATTTATTTTGTCTAGCCATTTTTGGTCTTGGTCGGATATTTTAGTACTCATATTTAACCTCTCTATTATCTTTAATGAAACACCTTTACGTCACCTTTAGCGTCGTAACAATAGCGATATGTACCGCTTTTGTATTCACGCTTTGTAAACGTTCCAGCTCCAGGCCCGTACAGTTGTTCGCAGCGGTTCTGAGCTTCTTGCTCTATTTGTTCTGGACGTTTATATTCAAGGTGTAGGCTGCTTATAAAATTAAACAAACCAACGAACAATACGATCAGTATTATCTCCAATACACCAGGTTTGGATATTTTCCATCGTTCTTCTGTTAGACTGTCGTTATACTCTCTAAACCCTACTGACACACTCCAAAAACCTAAAAATGCAGCAAATGTCATTAAAGCTACTCCAATATCAGAATATCGCAAGAACAGCCCTACTATCGTCATGGCTACAAAGTAAACGAATAGTCTAAGAGCAAGGAATCCACATCTATCCATTATCTTCAACTCCTTTCACAAAAAACAGCCACCGCGTCATTCCAGACTTATCACCGAAAGCTGGTTTTTTGAGGTAATATTTTTAGTAGTTCAGTGGTTTTAATGTCGCGCTCGCTCCATTTCATAGCGACGACACAGCCAGGCTTGACGACGCGTAGGCACTCACTCAATCCTTTGCTTAAGGTCTCTTTCCAGGTGTCTTTGTCTAATTTGCCGTATTTTTTGGCGAGCCAGCTATTCTTGCCGCAGTTGATGAGGTGGGGCGGATCGAAAATGACAAAATTAAAGCACTCATCAGGAAACTTCATGTCTGTAAAGTCCAGAACTAGGTCTGGGTTGATTTCTAGTGTTCTGATTTTATCTCTATCTTTCATCTCGACAGTTTCACGTCGGCGATCTATATACAGAATATTTGGGTGGTATTTTTCAAAGTAGAACATACGTCCACCGCAGCAAGCGTCAAGTATGGATGTTGGGGTAGTTTTCATTTCTCCTCACACTTCACAATATTTGGATATATGCTTAAGAGCGGCACACGCCAACCGTATGTATCGCACATATATGTTTTACCGTTTTGTAACTGACCATAAACATCTGCCGAATTAAACTTCATACGCAGGATATTATCGGTATTCTCGTAAACGCCATCTTCTGCGTATATCAGATATTTACTTTTTTCACCATATGGAGTTATGATACGTTCTACCTTTTTGACAGTGATTTTGCGGTTTTGCTGAGTAGCATATACATACAAGAATGGTAGTGATAGGATAGCTATGACTGCTGGAATAAACATTACTGTGAGTATTCGGTCTATGATTGTTGATAAATTAATTGATAGTTTGGTGTTTTTCACTTAGATTTTCTTCCTCTTTTTGATCTGTGCCAAGTTCACTAGCCCAAATAGGCTCGCGGTTTTCAATAGTGGCTAGTATTAATTCCATGCCGTTGTACATGCCTTTCATATACTCATCATCTAGGCAGCGACTCTGTGTCTCGAGCATGTAATGAGCATCATCAAAATGCTTTTTAAGTACTGTTACTTTACTAGGTTCTGCTTCATTCTTCGCGGTATAAAATCCAAATACGTTGATGAAAAATAGTATTAAATAGAATATTGAGCCAGTGTATTGCTTATCCATAGCAGTAAATACCATTGAAGCTGCACCAGATATCATACCGATGATACAAATTGTCATCAATATTTTACGTCCCATTTTAGCTTTCCTTTCCTACATCCCATTGTTATAAGTTTTACTACTCATATTTCCTTGCTCACAGTTCACTCATTCGTTGACTGTTGGTTGATTTATTACTGCTTCTCATCATTTTCAACTCTGTTATTTTTGTTGACAGTTGGTTGATTTTTGATAGCTGGATAGACTCGACGAATAAGTAGCCTGCGATAAGGCTCTTTGCCGTCTATAGTTAGCTTTATCCCGTTAAGCTTTGACTGTCCTAGCAATTCAAAAAACATAATCTCACCATCTTTGTTTTCTTGAGTATAAATAGCATTTTCCGATGGAGTTCCGTCTGCCCTTAGAAAAATAAGGTCATCATCTGAAACATCTGATATTCTCATTGACATCTCCCTCTATCCAACACTGATTTTTTTAATATCTTGGTGGCTTCATCAACGGACTGGCTATAAATGGCTACCTCTCTGGCTTTAATCATTCGCTGCAGCTTAAAGTATGGATCGTCGGGATTGGGTTTTGAATTGAGCCAGTCTTCAAACATATCACCATTGAAATAGCCGTCCTCGGTTGCCCATGGGAATAATAGCTTAGGTTTTTGTGTCGGTTCACTTGACTTGGCTTTTTTGCGTGTCATGATGAATTGATCTCCTTTATCTATGTCCACAAAATTAGTGGTTTAGTTGATATTATTTTAACTACCTCTTAGAATAATCTTTTTGCCATCTTTAAGCCTGTAGCCGCTTTTGGTGCTATGGTCAAAATGCAGGCAATCTTGTCTAAGCAAATAATCGAATACTCTGCCTAGTATTAGAGCGTAACAACCTTCATTAGACAGCAGCTGGAGCCTGATACACTGTTGTGGGTCTTGACTGTACAGCACATCAGGCTTTAAGTTCCACGCCCCATCACCAATTACTTCTTCGGCTATTTGTTGAGTTTCGGCTAATGCATCTGCAAGGTCGTCCACGTTGTCTATATTTACTTCAAAATCACCACCATCGTTGTAAGTACCAGTGTGTCGGTATTTACGGGCTAGTTTAATAAGAGGGCCGACCGAAAAATCTCCATAACCATTTGATATGTACAACTCTCCCTCGCCGTCTGCCTGTATTGTTATCATGAGTCCCATACAACCTCTCCTTTATTTATACGAGGCACAATATTTAGTAATTCCACCTCTGTTATTTTATTCTTGCTTATTTGTAGTTGGTGATTTAGTTGACATCCATATTCCAATTGCCTGTATGGCGTGTCCCTAAAATAAAACGCTATACAGGCTCAACCGCATAACTGGTAGCTATATAAGGTGATGATTTGCCGAGTTTTAATTTACTCATATTCGAGGGAATTAGGTTTCGTAAAGTCACATCACAATCTCCGAGCAGCTGCGCTATTTTTCATACGGTACTTTTGGTTTCTTTGAGTCGGCTATCCAACAACTCTTAACCTGCTGCTTCTGAGCGTCTACCTATTCCGCCACTTATATAGCCAGTTGGTAGCACCAAATGATAGTTGTTTTCAATTTTGGGTAGATATACAATGTTTCCATGAAAATTAAAGGTGCGTTGGTGCTACCAGTTGAACAGACGATACACATTGCACTACGCCAAAAACATAAAAAAAGCTCACAACGTTCCACGATTTGCTCTCTGTTTACACGCAGGGTGGTATGGCGTGCCAGAGTAAAGATTGTGCATATCATCTGTCCAGTTATGCGGTTGATGTTAACGTTCGCCCAGTTTTTCGACGTATGGTAGGTCATTGGTAAACGGCGTTTATATGTTCATGTTTATCTGCGAGTCGCCATTGATCCGCTTTTTACTGGTTGCGAGATAGTGCGATCCGGTCAGATTGCTATCGACATAATTGTCGGCCAGAATATTGACAAACATCATTGCGTCACGGTTATCCATGATGATAATGCCGTCGTTATTATCTGTCATGAGTGCCAAGTTCATTTCGTCAGCATAATCAACGACCCTTTGTCGGTCTGGTAGATGTTCAACGTCTAGCTTTAGCAGTGTGTCGGTCAATGACCTACTGTTATCAGCTAGCTTCTCCAACGACAGTTCCTCCGGGAATGACAACGCAAACCTCTCCGTTAGGTGCTTGGCAATTCGCTTGGTCACGATATCACTTGATGGATCTTGCTTGAACAGGTTGACAAACTTCTTTGGATTGAACGCAAACACTTTGCCGCCAGCGATCAACACTTGGTTATCTGCTGGTATTTTGAACGCTGCATCAGCCTTGAGCTCACCAAACTTGTTGCCGCTGGTCTGCCACGTGAGGTTTCCGCTCAACGTCTGCGACCGCTGTAGCTGTTTGGCGACGTAAAAGGTCTTGTCTGGATCTTTTGGATCGCTAAACCGTGCTACGATGCCGTGCATACGCTTCAGTTCGTGCTCTTGGTCGTCAAAATCAGAGATACGATCATCACCAAGGAAATAAACAAGTGTCTCAGCGCGCTGGATGTCTTCAAGCTCGCTATACATCAGAACATTGTCTGTTTGATCGTTTTTCGCATAATCTCTAATGGACAATCCAGTCGCTGCTCCAGTTTGAACCGCGTTTAATATTTCGTATAGAAATAATACTCGCATCTGCTCTTCCATCGACTCTGAATCCAATGGCAAGACATATGGTGTAAAGTTTTTATTGAAAATGAATAGGTCAATGAGCAGGTCTTTCTTATGTGCGTCAGCCCAGTTTGCCCACTGGAATATGTCGAATTGGTTGTCGTCGATCATTTTTCCCACCAAAATCCTTTCTGCCCAGCCGCAGGTTGCTTTTTACTATCTGACGAGTCAATTCCAAAATAAATCTTCCAATCTTTTTCATTCTCTTTGATAGATTTTTCAGCCTCTTCTCTAGTTTTGTAACGTACAATCTCTCCATAGTCGCAAAACAACACACTCTCGATACAAAGTTTTTTATTCAAGTAATCATAGCCGACAACGTATCCACTGCCAGCATTTTCATCCTCAAAATCTGGCTCGAATGTTGATGTTCGGCGTAGTCTGATTTCAGCTAGTTCACGGTCGCGGGCTCTTATGCACTCCTCTTCGGTGCGGTAGACTCTGCCAGTGCGCCAAGCATTGTAATCACGTAGCATTCCATCATAAGTTGTTGATCTTATATTAGCGTTCTCGAGAATAAAACATCTATCGCCAATTCTAGGTTTCCAATGAATACTATCTGTCGGCTCTTCTTGTATTTCCTCAAAGAACTCTTCAAAAAGTTCACTATCGATGAAAGTAGTATCTACATCGTTATTTTTAGTTATCAGTGTCCTTATGCCAAAAATTGGCTTACCTTCCGACAATATAGTGCCTTTTTTAAGGTTTGGTAAATCTTTAAGCAGTTTATAGCGCTTCATCATATATCTCCGTTTTAGGTTTCCTAAAATAACAACCAGAGTCGTCTGAAAATTTTATGGTATATTGTGTAAATTCTCGTCTATCTTCATCTCTATAAACACAATGGTGAACATCTACAACATACGGTCGTTCGGTTTTCTCTGCTGGTGCTTTATCGATGCTGGCATAGAGAAGTCCATCGCGCATACCTTTTACTTTACCTTCTAGCTCAGCAACTTTTATATTAATATCTGTTATGGATTGTAATAGTTCTGGCGTTCTAGTTCCGCTAAGTATTTTTTGTATAACTTCGTTTAGCTCTTTTGCTATATTCATACATAGATTCTCGTCTTATTTATCCTTATATTCCTCTACAGAAAGAGTGACTATCTTATAACCTTTTTCTTCTAGTTGTTTCTGGATGCCTTTCCAGACTTCTGCCACAATATTCTCTTTTTTAGTGTCTGAAGTGATATATCCTAATATCTCACTACCTTTATGATCAACCGTCACGATTAGTTTCATTATTCACCTCCTAAGGTGGACTCTGGCTGTTACTAGATTTTAAGAACTGTACCAATATCTAAAGTGATTAAGAATCTTAAGTTTTAGTCATTTAACCCATATACACTGTTAAACAGGAAAACCAGCGTAAAATCAGGCACCAGATTAGTTATTATTAATTATCTCGAAGTTTTAAAACTTCGTTTGCCACGTTTTTGGAATACTACCTCGTATGTGTAATCGGGGTGGGCGGGGAGCCAGACATTCTCTAATATCTTACGGCGCCATTTATAGTCATCAGTTTCAATACCTTTGGCTTCTCGTAATATAAATGAGCCATCTAAGTTGTGGATCCTGAAGTCTACTTTATGTCGGTAGGGGAATGCTTTATTACCGTTTTCATCGTATACCCAGCCTTCAATCCGATATTGCGTGTCGTAGTCCTTTATCTGACCGAGCTTCTTTTCAAGCTCCAGCTCAGCGGCTACTTGTGCTTCAAACTTTGAATCGTATATCTTGCCATTCATCTCAGTACGTTTAGCACCGTATTTGTTCGTCTTCCCGATTCTGCCAATCTCTACACCGCAATTACGGCAGGATAGGCTGCCCCGGGAAAGCATCAGGTGCTTTGACTGGCATTCAGGACAAGACGCAGTAGAGCGCACGTCGTTTATATCGAACCTTTTATGAGTTGCTTTTATGTACATATTTACTTATTCCTCGGCGACTAATGCGACCGCCTTTAGCGCCAGCCTGGCGAGCTAATTTCGGATTGAGTGCAAAACCTTTCATCACGCACTTCTGACCCCCCAATTTACCAATTTCTTTATAGAAGTCGGGGTTATTTTTGAGATTAGTATCTCTGGCTTTCAATCCTCCTAACTTTGTTCCTGCCATTTAATCTTGCCACCAAAATCCTTTCTGCTCGCTGGGGTTCTGAGATTGTTTTTCAGCTTCTTTCAGATTGCCAACGCCTTTATTATTAATTCGTACTGCAATGTCTACCGATAAAACACCTTGCTCAATTAGCCATTTCTTAGCCTTTCTAGCAGTAGCCTCGTCGCCATAGACCTTTGAATGTTCTTTATTGTCAGAATCGGTCCAGCGAACAATGAACCTAAAATTTGTCATGAAATTAGATAGTCCTCGCTTTCTAGTTGTTCGTACTTCAACTTAAAACTATCTAGCAGGCTGTTTTTGTTATTATTCACTTTAGAAACTCCTTATATCTTCCGTTTCGATACATACTCCAGGGGCTATATCCGCCATTCTGCCAAACTCGATAAGCAACTTTTACAACAGTTGCCGTATCGTTTCTATCTTCGTCGGGTCTGAAGTGTACACAAGCAACTTGCAGTACACCATACGAGCCGATACACAAGCGATGATTCTCTGTCGCCGAAAGGTTATGATTTAGTGGATCACAATTCCTATTTTCGGCTCTGGCAATCGCCATCATCAAGCGCACATTCCATCCTGGATACTTTGCTAGCTCTCGTCGAACCAATTCGCAGCCCGATATCGCAGCCAGTTTTGGTTGCGGTATGGTTGGTTCGACGGCATCGGCTAGCTTTGCAGCATTTCGATTGTTCTCGAGAGTTGCTGCCGGTTCCCGAGCTACTTTTTTAACTGGGAAACTGCTTGCTTAATTTTGCCGTCAATTTCTACTGTTTTACTCGTTTGGTATTGTATGCCGGCGTAAAATGCCACACCCGCCGTAACAAGAATGATTAGTAAAATTGATTTAGCCTTTTCAAAAAGCTGTTTCCAGTTGATATTTTTGTTTTTCAT